AATACTAAAAAATTTGTCGCAGATATAAGAAAAATATTAGGCAGTAATTAATTGCGGTAAGCAACTCGTATTTTATATGGGGACAACCTTTTTTCAAAAATCATTATATTGATTAATATTATATAATGTCGTTTTTACGTAGAGTCGGTCAAAAATTAGCGAGTGTAGCACGAGTAGGAGCAAAATTAGCAACTACTGCTGGTAGAGTAGGAGGAAAATACGCGGGTCTTGTCGGTCGTGCGATGGATTCCGTTAGCCGTGTTCCATTACTTAAACCTATGACGGGACACCCAGCATTTCAAGGAATGAGAGGAGTCGTAGCGGGTGTAGCCCGTTTAGCACCTCAAGCCACAAAGGCGGGAATGGTAATAGAAGGAGCAACAAGACGAGCAGAAAGAGAATTAGGTTTAAGAAATAATCCAATGGGATCTATGAATAGACCCCAGACATCATTAACATTAGCCGAACAACGTGCTGGGGCTAAACCAGCATTTGTTAATAGGACAAATCAAGGAGCAACTGGTAGACAATCTTTAGGAGAACAAAGTGTTATGTTCGGAGGAATGTAATTAATTAAATTAATATGAGAACTTTAAAAAAAATTTATAGATTTTATATATTATAATAATATATATAATGTGTAAACCCAAATATTTATATTGGCTAACAAGTAGAGGAGCATATAGCACAAGTTCACCTTTAGGATTTAATGGAACGAATAAGATTAGTCCCAATAGTATGTGTAATTTTCAAGTAATGTTTAACCAATTACCAGACGCTAAAGCATATAGATTAAGATGCGAACAATTCAGTATTAATTCTACTGGAATAACTAACGGTGTAGTTCATGAAATTCCCGTAGTGGGGGCTTCCACTAATAACGGTATTCCTTCTGCTACTGGTCTGGTTGAATTAACTGGATTTAGTCCCATCAATGGTAGTGTTGTTGCTGAATCAGCTGAGCCATTTACATCTACTGGAACAACTGCTGGATCTGGGACTTGTCCTCCTCAACAAAAGTGTTATTTAACACGATTTGATACCTCTTTTATGTCTACTCCAACTACTAAAGATTGTTCTGTTTCACCACCTCATAGTCCAGAAGTATTGATTCATAAACCCGCAAATGGTAATTTAGGAGTTATTATAAAAGGTATAGTATATCCTAATGGTTTGTTAATTATCGATGATGGAGCAACTCGTAGACAAAGTATAGGAGACTGGGTATTATGCTTTAGTTTAGAACCAATGACTGATAAGGAGTTAGATGCTTATTACAATATTAACCAAGATTAACGAGTTGCTTACCGCAATTATTAAATAATTATATTTTCTAATTTATAATTATATAATGCCTCCAAAAAAAACACTTACCAAACGTCAAATGGATACTTTAGATCGTCATAAAAAACACCATACTTTAAAACATATAGCAATAATGAAAAAAGAAATGTTAAAAGGAAAAACTTTTAAACAATCTCATAATATAGCATTAAAAAAACACGGTAATTAATTTATTTTTTTTATTTTTTTTTTATTTAATTAAGAAAAAATTATTTTTTTTTTTTTCTTAGTTAATATTATAAAATGACTGACCCATCAGCACAAGCAAATATGCCCGAATTGGAACGTAGTGGAATTCCCTCGCAACTCGTTGGCGGTGATAGACCCGCTTCAATTGAAGGTAAGAAAGTCCTCCATTCTTCTCCTTCTGAACTAAAACAATATACTGGAGGTGAGGTAATGAGATTTAGTATCCCTTGTGAACCTAATTCTTACCTAATGCCCGACGTTCAGTTGCGTTATACAATTAACGCTAATAACGCTTGTAATTTAGATTACTCTGCTTACTCCGTAATTTCTCGCCTCCGAATTTTCCACCAGAGCCAACTTCTGGAGGATATTCAAGATGCTAATCGTCTTCGTAGCATCATTACTGATATAACTCAGTCGCCAGTAAATAGTTCAACTATTTCTGAAGTATTAGAGGGAACTCCCCAATCTGGTAGCACTTTTGCGGCGGCAACAGCGGGTGCTCCAACTGATGCTGAAATTAATGCTTTAGTTGAAACACTTAAAATTGTTCCTCGTTGTAGAACTAACGCTATCCCAGCAAATACTGATAAAACTTTCACAGTCTCCTTAGTTAGTGGTGTAATAGGATCTTTAAATATGAAAGCTCTTCCACTACATGCTATGACTGCCGGAAATATACGCGTAGAGATAACATTAGCGTCTAATAACGATGCTATTATCGGACCAACTGCGGGAACTACGTGGACTGTAAAAGAAGCCGAACTTCGTAGCACCATCGTCCAAGTAAGCAACAACGCACAAGCCCTTATAGACCAAGCAGTAGGAGGCAATTACGTCGTTAACAGTTCAACATACGCTCACAGTCAGACAAATTTCGCAACTGGTGATTCTAATGCTAATGTGCTCTTACCATTTTCTTATTCGTCCCTTAAGCACATAGTTCATGGTGCTTATAACCAAGCAAATCGTGGTGCTTTAGGTAATTGGTCTGTTTCTGGAAGATCTAAATGTAATATCGAGCAAGTGTTTTATCAAGTAGGTGCTTCACGTGTCCCTTCTAATCCTCTAACACAGAAAGTTGATATTATTACAGAAGCATGTAAATGCTTCGGTGTATCTTCTGACCTTCTCCAAGTTGCTAACCATTTAACTAAAGATACTCTTAATGTAGATAACTGTAGCGTCATTACTGCTGAAGTAGGTAGGTGGGCTATGGGTTTTGACTTTGAAACTTTTGGTGCTACTTCCTCCGCAACAAGAATTGAAAATGGGGTAAACACTACGGCACTCCAGCTATACGTCAACGTCCAAACCGACGCTGGTTCAACTTTCGGTATTGCTGGTGAACTCCATTCTTGGGGTGCTTACGATGTCCTCTACACGTGTCAGAACGGACAGATGTATGCTCGTTTCTAAATTATTAAAACCTTATTAAGGTAGTTTATCAGCCATAGACCAACGGAATCTAATGATAAATGTAAATCCTATTATTTTTTATGTATTATAGAAAAATATGTTGTCCTATAATATATAAATGTTCGTATGTGTGCTTTGCGAAAAAGAAACTTGTTATATCTCTAATTTATGTAATAAATGTAGACGTGTTAAACACTTATTAAACTTATACGATGATCGTGTATATGACGTTTTAGAAAATGTATTAGTTAGAACAGAAAAAGGTATTAACAACAAATCTACAATTGAATTGAAAGCAGAAAAAGAAAAGGTTGAAAAAAAAATATCTTCTAAATGACTGCTAAACGATAATGATGCTATTAATTATATTTACGATAGTCATTTATATTCTTTAGGATTTGAGGAATTAAAAGAATATTTAGCAAAAAACTAATGCGGTATTTTTCAGAAATTTTTATATTATATTAAAGTATAATATGAAAATGTCGGTTCAACAACAAAAAGATTTAACTTTAGGTTTAAATTCTGAATTAACAAATTTTGATAAAATAAAAAAAATGGTAAATGACGATTCTTTAAAGAGGACTACCCATAAATATGATAAATATGATTATATAGGTGAAAATTGTGTTGTAGAATTAAAAACTCGTAGAGTAAGACATAACACTTATCCCACTATTTTTATTGGTTGGAATAAAATACAATATTGGCTAAAAAATCTCATTTACAAAAAAGATTTATTTATTTTTTATAAATTCAATAATGGATTATTTTACGTCCACTTCAAAAAGGGGGACGCAACATTAATTGATAAGTGTAAGGTTCAAATAAATCAATTTGCGAGGAGTGATAGAGGTTCAAATGAATATTCTGATATAATGCTTATTCCTCAATCTTTACTTAATCTTACCACTTTAACATAAATTTCTCACCTTCTGGTGCGTGTTCTATTGTTAAAAATCCTTTATCTTTTTTTTTATGTTTTTTAACTATATTATTTTTCTTCTTATATTCTCTATTTAATCTACGAAGAAAATTCTTATAACTTCTCTTCCCATACGATTGTTCTCTACTAAGTTCTAATTGTGCTTCAATTAACCCATCTGGGATAAATTCTTGCTGTATATCTAATACTTTTGCTATTAACTCTCGTTGATATAAATAACTTCCTACTTTATCTATTCTATGAAAACATAATTTTGATAATTCCTCTTCTCCGAGAACATTATATAAGTGGTCTTTAGATAAACCTAAAGTTTCTACTTTACAATTCATAGCTACTAAATTATCAACATCTTCTGGTTCTAATGGTAAGGTATGTTTAACGAAATCTAAGGGTTCTAACCCTTTATCCCAGAAATATTCTGGATCAAGAAAATTGGCTTTGCTACTTTCAGACATTCTATATTATAATAATATATATTTATTTTAATTTTTTTCTTTTTTATGTGAAAATATAATCTTTAGTAATAGTATAATGAATCTAAACATCACAGAAACAGAACAAAACTTCAATGACGATATAGAAAACGTTATTAATGAGGAATCGGAAGACGATAAAGCAGATGTTAACCAGTTAGAACTTGCTAAAAAGAAACCCAAGAAACCACGTTCAGAGAAACAAATAGCACATTTTGAGAAATTAAAAAAAATAAATGCTGAAAGGAGAAAAATAAACGGCACTAATATTAAGAAGAAAAATGGGGACGTATCAAAGGTTAAAACTAAGAAGGTTGTGGCGACACCGCCAGAAGAAGTTATTGAGAAAGAACCAGATACTTCAGATGGAGAAGTTCAAGAACCAGTTATTATTAAAAAACAACGAAAACCAAAGAAACCAAAGAAAAAAGTTATTTATCAAGATGATAGCAGTAGTAGTAGTGATGATGAGGTTATTGCTGTAGTGAAACGGAGAAAACAAAAGAAAAAAGTAAAACCTCCACCACGTGTAATATATGATGATGAATTATCTTCAGAAGATGAAAGACCAAATAATAATGTAGTTATACCGAAACAACCTCAATTTGTGATTCTTTAATATCTTAACTAATAGTATAATGCCTTATCGAATAGATGCTAAAAAAGGACTTTTCTTTTTATGGAATATCAATAAAAAGAAATATGTGGAAATACCATTTAAATCTCGTCAAACTGCTATAAATGCTGGTAAGAACTATATTAGATTTAGGGAAAAAACAAAATCTAAAGTAGTTGGTAATAAAATATTACCAATATAGTATATGATAAACGAACCTAAAAACAAAGAATTATATTTGAAAGTAAAAAAAGAAATTTATAAAAAATACCCAAAGCATTCAGCATATCGTTCTGGATTATTAGTAAAAGAATATAAATCACGTGGTGGTGAATATACTGGTAAGAAAAATAAAGATGGGTTGAGTAGGTGGTTTAAAGAAGAGTGGACTAACCAAAGGGGAACTACTGGATATAAAAAAAAGAGTGATGTGTATAGACCAACTAAGCGTATCACTAAAGATACACCTAAAACTTTTAAAGAATTATCTAAAAAAGAAATATCTGTAGCTCAAAAAAAGAAACTAAAAAAAGGAAGAGTTGATAAATTCTAATTCAGCCAAATAATATCTCTTTCTAAATTCATTTTCCAACAATAATAAAAACAGTCAAAATTACAATGACTTTTTTCATTAATATTTACTCCATTAACCATTTTAATAAACTGTATTCTTTTTCGTGGTATAATAATTTGTATGGGGTCTTTACTATCAGAAAATAACTTTCTCATATATTGCGTATTAATCATGCTGGAAGGACATATAATAATAAATGGTTTATTTAATTCTTTTAATCTTGTAAATATTTCTTTTTTTAAACTAAATGGAGGATTTGATATTATTATCTCTCCATAATCATTTTCAAAGAAGTCAATTCGTTCGTGTATAACCTCCTTACACCCAAGTTTTTCTATATATTCTTTACTTTTTCCATCTCCATAAAATGCTTCCCAAATGATTTTATCTTTTGGTATGTATTCGTCTATTGCTTCCCAAGCACAAGATGGGGTCATATAATCATCGTGTTTTATGAATGTCTTAGTTTGAAAACCAGCCATATTAATATAATATATTATCACAAAAAAAATGTGGAAAATACCACAAAAAAAATGTGGTAAAAATATAAAAAATGTGGTAAAAAATGTGAAAAATGTGGTAAAATCAGAAAATACCACATAAAATATTTCTTTTGTGTGGTAAAATCAAAATCCCAAATAACAGACCTATATAGGTAATATACCCCCTCTCTTCTTACTTTCTATGTCCTTAAAAAATGTGTAAAAAAGAAGAAAACAAGAAATACCACATAAAATATTTGGAAAAACTTTAGATTGAAATTTTTTTTTGTCTCCCCCACGCAACAAAAAATTTTATATTCTGGGGACTTTTCAAAAAGGGGGGTATTTTGTGTGGTAATGTGGAAAAATGTGGAAAATACCACATTTATTAAAATCTCAACAATATATATATGAAAACCTTTAATTTAACAACAGCAAGAAAACAAGCATCAAAGATAGGAGTTAATGTAAAGAAAAGCACCAGAAAAGGTAAGAAATTAGATGTATATGATTCAAAGTGTAATTATTTAAAGTCCATTGGTGATATTAATTATCAAGATTTCACAGTTCACAAAGATCCAATTCGTCGTCAGAGATATAAAAAGAGATTTGAAAAAACCAGACACATTAAGGGGACAGCCAGTTATTTTGCTGATAAGATTCTGTGGTAAATTTTACGAGTTGCTTACCGCAATTAATATTATTCGTTGAAAAATACTTAAAAATATATCAATATATAACATATATATGGATATAATTGAAAAAAATAAGAAATACTACAAAGAAAACCGTGATTACCTTAACCAAAAAAGCATTTGTAGATATTGGGATAAACGTGAGGAATGCTTATCTAAATCATTAGAAAGATATAATAATAAAAAAGAGGAGATTAATCAAAAACGTAAAGAAAAAGTATCGTGTCCTCATTGTGGTAAATTAATATCAAAAAATAATTTAGCAAAACATATTAAATTAAAACATTCAGATTAATGACCTCTTTTTTTGCGATATAATGCTTGTTCTCTTAATGTGTCTGAAGGTGGTGGTTCTCTATAACCAGCCAAAGTTTCTGGTGAAGGGTCTGGGACATTTGAATGTCCTTCCCCATCTGGTCTATGACTAGGTGGTCGTCTATCTATTGTATCTGAAGGTGGTGGGTCATCAGATGGTTTATAAGATGGTGGTTTTTGATTTGGTCTATCAGATGGTGGTTCTGGTGGTTCTGGATTTTGATATTCTGTTGGAATATCTCTTGTTCCACTACTCGCTCCACCACGTCCTCCAGTTGGTTGTTGCGGAAGTGGAGGAGGTGGAGGAGGTTTTGGAGGAGGTTTTGGTGGTTTTGGTGGATTCTGTTTCTGATGTTCCTCAACTATAGCCATTATTTTACTCATATCTGGTAATTCAGTAAATCCAGATGTTTTATTATTCCCCATTGCTTTTTGAATTAAACTCGCTATACCGTGTTCTATACCCTTTGTTCCACCATCTAATGCTTCAGAAGAACCAAGCATACTACCACTACCCGATTTTGCTCCAGCACCAATACCAAGACCTTTAAAAGCCCCTCTCGTAATAGCACTACCAATTACTGTAGGTAATACAATATCATAAAAAATATTATCAGTTTTAGTTTGTGGTAATTGCCTTGATTGTATATCTTGTTTCCTAAATCGTTCGTATGCGGGAACTTCTTTAATCCATTCATCATAAGGTAAATATCTTTCTCCGTATCCTCCAAAGTTTGCTTGAAACAGCCATTGACCGTTCCAATTTTGTATCGGAGTACCGAAAAGTTTTGAATTTCTAACTGCGACCATATATAATATTAATATATTTAAATTAATATTATATGTATGTATTTCTAATGTTTATCGTGAATCTCTTTTGCTTTCTTATATAAAGCACCACCCTTTTTAATAGGTTGGAAGCCAGTTATTTTTAATGCTTTTCTTGCTTTCTTAACTGAGTCAGCCCAACTATTTTTATGAGTTGTCTTCTTTTTTGGTAATGCGTCGTATGCTAACCTTGCTCCTTTTACACCTTTTGCTCCAACTCTAACATTTCCTTTTTTTGTTCCCATGTTTATATTATATCTAAACATTAAAAATAAATAAATGAAATGGTTATTCTGAAATTATTAATTTATTCATATTTCTTGAAAATGATAATGGTTCACAAGTTATAAATAATTTATCGTATTTCTTTTGGAAAGCATATTCAACAACTGCTTTAGATTTGTTTTTATCACCGTGTAGAACTTCATCAGTTATTGAATCAAACTCTGCTTTATTCGATGGTTTATTACACAATACAATACTTGAAACATTTTTTCTTAAACTTAGTGGAATTGAATTCCAATATTGAACTATCATAACTATTGATAGACGTAAATGACGACGATTAAGCACCAAATTATTAAGGGTTTTCTGAATATGATAGTCCTTAAGGTATTGAGTCATATCATCTATTACTAATAATGAATTAGGTAATTCCCCATCATCATCTTCTGATTGTTCTGAAAGTTCCTCGTGTATTTCTAATAAATTATCTAAAGTCAAATCATCATATAAATGATTTCTTTTTAAAAATTGGAATGGGTCTTTTTTTAAACTGGATCTGGAAGTTCTCGGCATTACTATATATATATTACCAAATGCTTTACGATAAATCTTTTTATTAGTTAATGATGAAATCATAGTAGACGTTTTACTACTACCAGCACAACCGACATAAACAGAAAAGAAAGATTTATTTTCAAATGGTTCAATATCTCGCTTAACTAATGGTTTATCACATTTAAATTGTGGAGGTTGGAGAACTATTTTATTTTTATTAGGTTCTTCTGTAATTTTCATGGTATATATAATTAACAGAGATTTAAAAAATCTTTAGTAATATTATATGTGGGCTATACAATCAGTTTTATTGAATAAAAGCAAATTTCCCAATAGAACAGCATCTTCAGTATGGGTTAGAAATAATGATTTTAAAGTTAATATTAAACCTAATCCTAATAAAGCAGATAAAAAATATTACAGATATAGACAGCGTCAACCAGAAGAATTTAAAAAGACAACATTTAGACAAAAATCAATAAACAGTTATTTATCTATTGTGTATGGAGAATTGAAAAAAAAATCTAAATAATATATATAGATGTCTTATCAAGCAACATTTTCAAATGTGTTTAATACACCATTATCCTTAACTGGTAGCAAGAAAGTATTATTAGATGAAATAGAATTTCAAGACAATGGAGATTGTTGTAATATTACTAAATGTAATGATGGTGTTTTAACTGTATGCTGTAAGGTAGATTTCAAGAAAGGATTTATTATAACTGGGGATTTATGTGATATTGATAGTAATGCTACATTTAAGGCTTTTACTGCTACTGATGGATATTATTTAGAAAAAGATGGGTCAACATGTTCTAATAGTATTGGTAGATGTAAAGCAATAGGTTATTTTGAAGATTCTGGTAATTTATCTACTGTTTTTCAAAATTTCGTTAGTGGAGGAGCTGGATATATTGTTATTAATAGTGAAGGGGAACAACCTATAGCTAATCCACCAGCCAATAATTATGGAATTGAATTGATTGGAGGCAGTTTAACGAGGACTGGAAATATTCATATAAATACGGTTCAAGATGATGCTAAAATTAATATAATAAGCAGTAATGGAGATATTAATGTAAAATCGGAGGGGGCTAACGGTGTTATTAATCGGACTGCTACAATAAGTATGACTGACGAAGGAGGCGTTCCAGATGATGAACCAAACGACACACCATTTAAAACATATAAAACCAACGAACATAATACGCAATCTTACTGGGCTACGTCTTGTGAAGGTGTTAATTACATTCCTAATACTGATGGTAAAATATACCCAGTTGCTAATAATGAAGGTTTCGTAATAAGAACCCTCAATTTTGCTCCCCCAAGCCAAAACACCCCAACTACTCAAGCGTTTTGTTTTGCTGGTTTTCAATATGTATCAACTGTTTTTAATGGTTCTTTAGTATCTGGAGTCAGAAAATTTGATTGTAGGAATACAATTGCTCCATACAAGCTTGAAGGAACAATATCAGAAGACCCAATTAATTCAAATCAAACATATTCATTAGGGCTAACTAATAACCCCTTTAATGACGTATTTACAACTAATATTAATGGTTCTCCAGCAGTAAATCAGTCCCACGTAGATACATTGAATGCTACAATAGCATCTTTAGAAGCAAGAATTACCGCTTTAGAAAATCCATAAAATTATCTCAAGTAATATATATAATGAAAGATCCAACAGAACCCAATTTAGATGAAATGAGAAAATTAACAACTCAATATAACCATAAGTTGAAAGTAAAAAACATTTGGAGATATAAAAAAAAAGATTTATCAAATGTTATAACAAAAAAATTAAAATATAAATTTGTAAAAACTGCTACTGGGTGGGATATGAAACCAACAGTTGAAATGAAAAGGAAACCAACTACAAGCACTACTTTTATAAAACGAAAACCCAAAAAATAAATGAATAAATTATATATCCTATTATATATATAATGTCTTCAAAAAATGATAAAATTTCAAATCAAGTTAGAAAAGCATTAAAACGAGAACCTTGTAAATCTCGTCCTAACGGTATTGCTTGTGAAAAGAAATTAAAACAAGCATTACGTAAAGTTCCTAAATACAAAGAACAAGGGAAAATATCTCAACGTCAAAATATTAATATTAGAATAGGAGATTTAGCACCATTACGTAGGAAGTTAGCCAAGCGTGTTAGAAAAGGTGATTCAAGAGCAAGAATGAGGAGTAAAGCAGAGATAGCAAATCAACAAGCTGGATATGGTTTAGTCCAACCACAAACAAGACAAAGAAATATAACAACATTTCCAGTAAATATACCAACTCAAACAACAACAACAGCACAAATTCCAACACCGACACAACCTTTAGGTAGAAACGCTACTGTAGGAACAGCAACACAAGTAGCACAAGCACCAGTAAGAACACCAAATACACGACCAGCAATAGCAGTAGCCCCACCAAGAAGAGGTTTATTAAGTCGTATTTCAAGTGCTTTCGGTAGAGGAACAGCACCATATCAACCTCGTGGAACAGCAACATTAGCAAATACAGCACAAAGAGCAAGAGCCAGAAACCAGACAGCAAGACGAAATGCTGGTTCAGACACAGCATCTATATTTTCTGGTGCTTCTGGTCTATCTGAATCATCACGAGTAGAAGAGATATTAAATGAACCCTTAGTTAGTATTGAGGAAGAACCACAAGAAGGACAAGAACCATTTTCACCACCTCCACCTCCACCCTTACCAGTTCAACCAGCACCCCCAGTAATGTTAAACGAACAAATAGCACAAAGAGAACGTGAACGTAGAGAACAAGATAGAAATATTCGAAAAACTCCAGCATTGGCTTCTTATAAGGCATCATCTGGTTTTGATGTTGGAACTGGAGGATTACCTTTAGCAGTTAAAAAACCAGCATTCACTCCAGAGTTAGCATATAATGATCCAGAATCTGGGTCATCTGGTGGAGCGGGTCAATTAGCAACTATGGCGGATACTCGTGCGTCTACCAGACGACAAGAGGACGAAGAAGAGGAAGAAGAGGAAACAAAAGCATCACCTAAAGAAGCCAAAAAATATAGACAGAAACAAGAAATATATGATGGATATATTGAAGAATATAATAAATTAGGTAGAGAACGTGAGAAATATCAATTTAAACAAGGTTTAACTAAATCTGAAAATAAGAAATTTGCTACACTTATAAAAAGAATGGGGAAGAAACAAGAACAGATTGAACGATATGCTTTAAGGAATAGTCTACCCTCTTTTTTCCCACAAGACCAACCAACAAGAGGAGAAACTGGTGGAGGTCTTCGTGGATTAGTTAAAAGATTTAGCAGAACTTAATGATTTTTGAAATACGAGTTGCTTACCGCAATTAATTTTATTCTTTTTCCGTAATAAAACCAATTTTATTTTCTACATTATATTATATAGAAAATGAATTTACCTTTGATTTTAAACAAGATTAAACCATCATTAAAAGAAAGTAGTATTCAAGCATACGTTAGAAATATAGAAAAACTGTCTGAACGTGTAAATGGAAAACGTGAATTTGATAATTTGGAATGGTTAAATGATAAAGAAAAAGTATTAAATAAAATTAATGAGATGGGAGATAATACAAAAAGAAATTATTTAAATAGTGTTATTGTATTTTTTCAAAACAATAAAGATTATGAAGATAATGAAACATGGAAGGAATATAGTAAACTACGTGATGATATAAATGCTAAATTTAAAAAATCAAAATCAGAAAATAAAAAAACAGATAAACAAAATAAAAATTGGTTAACTAAAGAAGAATACCAGAATATTGTTAAACAATATCAAGAGTATTTAACAAAGCATAAAGTATTACAATCAAAACCAGATAAATTAAACAAAGATGAATTAAATAAATTAATGGAATATGTTTTAATCAAATTTTACCAAGAGATCCCATCAAGAAATGATTTCCATTCATTAAAAATAGTTAATAAAAAAGAATATAATGATTTACCAAAAGATACAAATCAGAATTATTTAGTAATGGAAAGAAATAATATACATGTTATTATTAATGATTGGAAAACGAAAAAGAATGAGAAAGACACCAGAACTATTACCTTATCTCCAGAACTCCAGAAATTAGTTCGAGCATATAGAAGGAAAGCACCAAATCGTGAATATATGTTTGTATCCAATAAAGAACAACCTTTAACCAGAAATGGTTTAACAAAACTATTAATTAAAATGTTTAAGGTGTTTTACCCAGATAAAAATATATCTTCAAGTATGTTAAGGCATATTTATTTAAGTCATAAATATTCTGATACTATGAAAGAGATGAAAGAAGACCAGAATAATTTAGGACACTCTGGAGAAACTCAGAAGGAATATATTAAAACGTAAAAAAAACTAAAAAAATATATTATGTTATATTATAATGTCTTTTACTTCTGATAAAGATAGCGACAACTATTCAACAGATAAAATAGGGTGGGAAACCATAGAACAATTTATACCTAAAAGTACTAAAATATGGAGTCCTTTTTATTGTGATGGAAAACAAAAAAAATATCTTAATGAATTGGGTTATAAAGATGTTATTCATAAAGATGAGGACTTTTTTAAAAATGATTACCCAGATACAACAATTATTGATAATCCTCCATTTTCAAAATTTAAAGAAGTATGCTTGAGATTAAAAGAACTGGATAGACCATTTATTATTATTGGCTTCAGTAAAATAATATTAATGAAATGGTTTCAAAGATTGTTTAAAGAACATCTTCAAGTAATAATACCATTTACAAGAACAACATTTACCCATTTAACAAATCCTAAAAAAGGATATACACCGCCATTTGGTACTCAATATTATTGTTACCGTATGAATTTAGATAAAGATTTAATATTTATTTAATATATACGTGTAATAAACATATATCATTTTTTTCGTGTAATTCAACCAAGCTTAGTTTTATTATGTTTTTTTAATAAAACTAAAACATTAAGGAAAATACTTTAAGGAAATTAGTTTTATTCCCCAATTTGAATAAAACTATATGGAATATAGCAGAAAATTATAATTTTATTCTATTTCACTTCTGGTTTTATGCTGGAGAATTATTATATAAGAATAAAACTATTTAATTGTTTTATTTTACAATTTAATTAAGGATTTTTAGCAAAATTTTTTTGTGAGTATAGAATATAAATGAGTGATTCTGAAAATTTGTTCTCTGGCTTAAAAATTGAAAATGATTCTTTAAACAATATTAATTTAAATATTAATGAAAAAAACATACTTAAAGATAAATTGAATAATACATACTATAAGATGAGTAATCAAGATCAAAAAGATTTAATGACTTTTTCAGACGTAGTATCTCTTAAGGGTGCTAAATTTATTTCATCTCTTTCTAAAGAAGAGTGTAAAGTAAAATTCTGGGATAGAACAGAAGTAGACCAAGACGGAGAAAATAAATATAATTGGAATACATACTATGGACTTATAAAAAAATTCGCTTTCAGAATTAAAAATTTTAAGGGTGATAAAAACATTACACAAGATGAGAATAACGAAGATAAATTATATATTAAACAAGAATACAAATACGCTAAAGGTAAGAAAGATGGTAGAATATATGTAAAGGGGTTCGGAGTTCAATCTTTACAGAATGGACTTCGTAAAATACTTACTGGCGACTATATGAAAGATATTGATATTAAAAACGCACACCCCACTATCCTCTTAGAGATTTGTAGAAGATTCAAGAAATTTAATAAAGAAGATGAAGATAAAACAATATCATTTAAATACCTTAAAACGTATGTTGAAAAACGTGAAGAAATATTAGCATCTGGTGTAGATAAAATGAGTATGCTTATAGCGTTAAATTGTGATAACGCATCTACAAATAAACGTGAAAAGAATGCTGTATATGTCGGTAATAACGAGTTTTTAAGAGAATTTCATAAAGAAAAACAAACTAATTATGAGATGATTCTAAATGATAAAGCATTTATGGCTGATTTATTAAGTAATTATGAGTGTGATTTAGATTCTACTACTAATACTAAAAATCCTATTTCATCTAAAATGAATTTTATCTTCTGTATGCGTGAAAATAAATTAATTCAACAATCAATTCAATCTGAAAGAATTGTTCCTATGTTTGATGGCTTTATGTTTGACGAAACAGAATACGATTATACTCCAGAAGTTATAACTACTCCTACTGGTTATACGTGGACTTTCAAAAGTAATAAATCAGAAGATGATGACTATTTAGATTGGGAAGACGAGGAAGACGGTAATTCTTATGAAGCATTAAAAGAAAAATTCGAAGAATCACACGTAAAAATATGTGTTCCTCCATCTTATATTTGTCGGTATCCAGATGAAGAGGGGAATATGACTAATAACTGGATTTCACCTACACAAATGAAAGAATACGGTCGTAATCTTGCGGGTTATCCTAAAATTGAAGAAATGAAACCAGACGGAACGCCTTGTATGACTCGGTTTATTGATAAATGGTTAGATGATCCAGAATGTCGTCAGTATTCAAGAGCTATCTTCTGTCCTCACGGAGAAAAAGAAGAAGACCCCACACCAGAAGGAATGTTTAATTTATTTAATGGGTTCACTTATAAAATTTCAGAAGAAATCACTGAATTAGTTAAAGAAAAATTACAGTATGAAAAATTACAAAATAATACATTAAAAAATAAATTTATTAATTGTGTTCGTTCTCTTAAAAATATTGACGACCAATTTTATAGAATTCCAAAAGATTTATCAGATGATGCTTATACTGATTATAAAAATATAATGCCTTATTTACATTTCTTAAAATACGGATTAGGAAATAATGATAAGAAAACATTTGATTATATTAAAAAATGGTATTCTCATAAGGTTCAAAAACCATCTACATTAACAAGAACATCTTTATGTTTAAAAGGTTCAACTGGTGTTGGTAAAGATAAACAAATAGATATTTTAGAAGATATTATTGGTTCTGAATATGTGTATAGAACTGCTGATTTAACTGATGTATTTCCGAAATCTGATAATGGTGGTTTTAATGCTTGTATCGCTGAGAAATTATTAGTAGCATTTAATGAATCTGGTGGTAAGAATGTAGCTGAGAGTATTGAATTATTAAAAGACCAAGTAGACAGAAAAAGGAACAACATTAAAAGGAAATATATGGATACTATGAAACAGAAGAATTATATTGATATTCATCAACAATCAAATCAAGATTCGTGTGTAGTAGTTCAGTGGAATGAGCGTCGTCAAGTGCTGGTTGTTGTTGGTGATTACAAAAAAGGTAATAAAACATTTTGGACTAAATTTTGTAATTGGTTAGAAAAAGGAGGACACGAATGTATTTACAATTATTTTATGTCTTTAGATTTATCTGAATTTTCTCCAGAACGTGATAGGGTTATTACAGAAGCATACGAAGTATTGAGAAATAATAATATTCCTCCTCATATCCTCTGGTTGAATAATCAATTAAAAGATGAAATGCCGATATTTGAAAATAAAAAGGGTAATTATTTTTTGGAAGCATCAGAAATTTATTCACATTTTAAGGAGTGGGCTAATAGTAATAATATGTTGCCTCAGAATTGGAATAGTAAAGCAATGAAGACACAATTATTAAATATGGGAATCGTAAAGGGTGGTGTTAAAGGTTGGTCTTCTGAAATTAGAATTAAAGACGATGAAGGTCAGATTCATCGTAGACGTGGTGTTATGATTCTTGGAGATGTATTAAAAGAAAATATCAAAAAATACAATATTCAAGAACTTGGTAAAGAAGATGCTGAGGACTGGACTGATACTACTCAAAGTAAATGTATGTTAGTAGATTCTGATACAGATGAATTAGATTTGTAATATATGAATCATTTTTTTACAATTTTTATTATATATATTATTATATTATATATAATGAATATTAATCCTAACCACCAAAATATACAGATTAATTTAAGGTCTGATGATCCTCAAGTTCAAGGTAGCACGGTTGGAGATTCTGAATTAGATTTTCAATTTAGTAGAATAATAGAAATACCTCCAAATTATGTAGTTAATATTAGTGCTAATGAAGTTGAGATACCTCATACTTATTATACATTTAGCACACAATTAAATTGGGTTGTTGAATGGTATGATATAAATACTGGAGGACCACCAGATGGAACTGGTTGGAGAATGACTATACCTTTACCAAGACAGCATTATACACCTTGTTTAATAATAAAAATTTATAATGATGCTGTAGAAGCATTTAAGAAGATTCATGACGGAAGCGACCCACTTGACCCAACAATTGCTGGAAATTTTCCAGTTTTAACATTTGATTGTAATAAACTTAAATTTAAAATGGAATCTCCGAATTATCAAGGGTTTAGTTTTTTAATTTATCAACCCCCATTAACATCACAACTTACTCCACCGTTATTAAAAGATACTAAAATGTGGATTAGATTTTGGGGTATAAAAAGTGAATTTATTGTTGCTGGTATTCCATCAGTAGTTGTAGCAAATGCTACAGCACCAGTACAAGCATATTTTGAATCTGGAAATTGTGTTGATTGTTCCAGATACCACAATATTTATTTAACTTTAGGGAATAACTTTACAACTGATTCTATCGATAGTTTAGAGAAATCTAATGAAAATTGTTTAGCAAAAATACCAGTAAATGCCCCATTTGGTTCTCTTATTTCTTATCATGGAGATACTAAAGATTCATATCTATTTAGAGGTCTACACTTTGGAAGATTATCTTTAGCATTAAGAGATCACGAAGGAGATTTAATAGATTTAAATGGAGTAAGATTTAATATCTCTATTTTAGTTCAATTTGTTAAGAAAGAATATGATGTTGTAAGAGATTTACCCCATGCTTTACCTTTAGAAACACACGACGATTATAAAGGATTTACTCAAGATTATATAGACCAAAATACAACAAAATCACCAGATAAAAAAAGAAGGTTAACCAGAACATTTAATACTAAAAAATTTGTCGCAGATATAAGAAAAATATTAGGCAGTAATTAATTGCGGTAAGCAACTCGTATTTTATATGGGGACAACCTTTTTTCAAAAATCATTATATTGATTAATATTATA